TGGAGATTATGGAAATGAACGAATCACACAATGAGCGTGCAGAGATGCTTAATGGACGCCTTGCAATGCTAGGTGTTATCGCTGCAATTGGATCTTATGCCATCACAGGTCAGCTAATCCCTGGTATCTGGTAATGGCTTTCCGATCAGGCCTTGAAGAAAAGGTTGCTGATCTTATGGTTGAACTAGGGGTGAAGTATGAGTATGAATCTACAAAGGTTCCCTATCAAATTCAACATAACTACACTCCTGATTTTCTTCTGCCTAACGGTATTTATCTTGAGTGCAAGGGGTACTGGGAAGCGGAGGATCGCCGTAAGATTAAGGCCGTCAAACAGCAACATCCAGAAATTGATTTGAGGATGGTATTTCAAGCACCTTACAACAAGATATCAAAGAAAAGTAAAACTACTTACGCCAAATGGTGTGAGAACAACAACATTCTATGGACTAGCTTTGCAAACATACCAATCGACTGGTTCATTTGAACATCATGATTCATGTACTGATTGCGGTTCATCTGATGGAGTTGCGGTGTATTCAGATGGGAATAGATTTTGCTTCGTATGTAACACCTTAACAAAATCAAATTCCACTCGTTCACAATCGACAAAAATGAAAAGCACCTACAAAGGTGAAGCAGTCCGTTTACCCAAGAGGAACCTCACTGAGAAAACTTGCGAAAAATTTAAGATCTACAGAGATGGAGATGTTCTTCGTTTCCACTATCAAAACTCGGATGGTCAAGTCATTGGCGCAAAAACGCGTACAACAAACAAGACCTTTTCCTATGAAGGTGATACTGATGGAACCTTCTTTGGACAACACCTTTGGCCTAGTACCGGTAAGCGAATTGTCATTACTGAAGGCGAGCTTGATGCTGCCTCTTGTCATGAAATTGCTCCTACTTGGCCAGTGGTATCGCTACCATCTGGGGCTTCATCAGCAAAGAAGTCGATACAAAAGAATCTACAATTTCTTCAAGGCTATGACGAGATTGTTTTATTCTTCGACAACGATGATGCAGGTATTGAGGCCTCTAAATCTGCCGCGGGGGTGTTACCACCTGGCAAGGTATCTATAGCCCGCCTAACCGCATATAAGGATGCTTCAGATGCATTACAAGCGAAGGATTATGACGCATTAACTCGTGCATTTTGGGATGCTAAACCCTACAGGCCGGACGGCATTGTTGATGGTAAATCCCTACTTGAATTAGTTACTACACCTAATCCCCCAAATGATTATGACTACCCCTTCGAAGGACTTAACCATAAACTCCATGGCATACGACGTGGAACACTGTGCACAATTACTTCAGGCAGCGGTATCGGCAAGTCCAGCTTCTGCAGGTGTATTGCAAGTTCTCTTTTACAAGGGGGAGAACGAGTCGGTTATCTGGCTCTTGAAGAGTCCAATAGACAAACAGCTCTAGGTATTATGAGCAGTTCTGTAGGTAAATCTCTACACCTTGGAGAACCTACACATGAAGAACTGACAGAAGCATTCAATGAGACAATGGCTAACTGGGACTTATACCTATTTGATGGCTTTGGTTCCTACGATCCAGACGTTATCTACAATCGTATTGAATACCTAGCAAGCGGTCTTGATTGCAAAATCATTTTTCTTGATCACCTATCTATCTTGCTATCAGGATTAGATGGAGATGAAAGGAGAATGATTGATATCACTATGACCCGTCTCCGTTCGTTGGTTGAAAGAACTGGCATTGCACTATTCCTTGTATCACATTTAAAGAGAACAACTGGAGATAAAAATCATGAAGAAGGAGCACGAGTTACGCTCGGACAATTGCGAGGATCTGCTGCTATTGCTCAGCTCAGCGATACGGTCATTGGACTTGAACGCGACCAGCAATCAGACCAAGCTGGAGGTGTTACGACAGTTAGAGTCCTTAAAAATCGCTATTCAGGCGAGACTGGTGTAGCTTGTGCACTTACGTATAACCTTGAAACTTGTAAATTTACAGAGACACAAAGTGAAAGTTTCGATCCAACAATTGATTTCTAATTTTCAAAAAATGAAATTAAATAAACCTAATCCCCCTACAGAAGCTGCTATCAAACGTGCTCAATTCGTAGACAGGACTTACGTATGGAAAACGAAGTGAGCCTTGTCTTTGACATTGAAACAAATGGATTTTTAAGCACCGTTTCCTCTATCCACTGCATTGCTATTCATGATTTTGAGACTAAAGAAACTATTGCGTACAATGACACGGGTCAAGCGGAACCTGTTGTACGTGGGGTACAGAGACTCCAGGATGCTGATTGCATTATTGGTCATAACATTCTTGGGTATGACTGCCCTGTTCTCAGCAAATTATTTCCTTGGTTTACTGAGCCTGGCGTTATGGTTGATACTTTACTTCTATCTAGGTTGTATCATTCTGACATGATGTCGCTTGATAAAAAGCGTAGTTGGCAACATATGCCGTTGCAGTTATACGGCAGACACTCTCTGGAATCTTACGGTTATCGACTCGGTGAATTTAAAGGTTCATTTGGCAAAGACACTGATTGGAAAGAATGGTCCCAATCAATGGAAGACTATTGCATCCAAGATGTACACGTTACCACCAAACTATTTTGTCACTTCCAAAAATACCTGAATGGGTGCAGTTAGAGCATCGCGTTCAACAAATACTTACTAAACAGGAGATCCATGGATGGTATTTCAATGAGCGCTCTGCATGGCAACTTGCATCGACTCTCAGAAAAGAGCTTCTCATCACTGAAGAAGTACTTCGCAAAAAGCACCCTTACGTCGCAGGAGCTAGCTTTACTCCAAAAAGAGATAACAAAACTTCAGGCTACATCAAAGGCGCCTCTTTTACTAGATTAAAAGACACAAACTGTACTTCACGAGATCACATTGCATGGATATTGCAGACATTTTATGGCTGGATTCCGACGAGTTTGACAGCTACTGGGAAACCTATCATCGACGAAGTTGTTCTGACAGATATAGCGTCTCCGATTTCTACGCAGTTTGCGACCTGTTTGAAGGTAACGAAAATGCTTGGGATGATCTCAGAAGGCGTGAACGCTTGGCTGAAGCTATGTACGAATGACAGAATCCATCACCACTGTTCAGTCACAACAGCAACCCACAGAGCAAGCCATCGAAACCCAAACCTCGCACAAGTGCCAAGTGACGAAAGATTTAGAGCACTTTTCACAGCAAGTCCAGGTCTCACTATGGTCGGCGCTGATCTTAGTGGCATTGAGCTTCGCATGTTATCTCACTATCTTGCGAGATTCGACAGCGGAAGATATGCCGACATCCTCCTCAACGGAGACATTCATCAAGTTAATGCTGACAAAGTAGGAGTATCTAGATCTCAAATAAAGACAATTAGCTACGCCTTTCTGTATGGAGCAGGCGATGAAAAAATCGGGCACTCTTATGACAAACAGTTATCCTCGTCTCAAGCAAAAAGAAAAGGTAAAGAGATTCGAGCGGCATATGTGGAGGCTATCGATGGACTTAGTGAGCTTCTCACCGCAATTAAAAAAGCGAGTGAAAGAGGCTATGTGCAATCTATTGACAAGAGACGAATTGTACTTGATTCTCCACACAAAGCGTTGAACTATTTGCTCCAATCAGGGGCTGGGGTTATCGCTAAGAAATGGATGTGTATCAATCAAGATCACATCAAACAATTAAATTTATGCTGCTCTCAACTAGCATTCATCCATGATGAATTGCAGTTCGAAGTAGAACCTAAACATGCCAAAGACTTATGTTCATCCTTGGTACTTAGCGCAACAGAAGCTGGAGAGTACTACAAACTCCGATGCCGAATTGACGCTGAAGCAGTCCAAGGAACCACCTGGAAAGACACCCACTAATGCTATACGGAAAAAAAGTTCAAAAAATTGATCGTCCTGGAAAAAAGACACGACAAGGACAAGGAAGGAGATCTAAGCCTAAAGGTGATCGCAAACTCAGCAGGGGGCAAGGATGACTACTCTACTTATTGATGCTGATTACATTGTCTACAAATGCTGTGCAGCAGCAGAGTATGACATTGATTGGGGTGATGATGTGATCATGGTCGGAAGTAAATTCAGTGAGGCTTATGCTGCAGTTATTAGAGACATTGATCGTATTAAATCCGAATTCTTTGATGCTAATGTCATTCTTTTCTTCAGTGATTCTGTTAACTTTCGCAAGTCAGTTGCCGCTGATTACAAGGGGCACAGAAACCGCAAGAAACCCTGTGGATACAGACGAGTAATTCACAAGCTTCATGAGGATTATAAAGTGATCCGTATGCCACAACTAGAGGCAGATGATGCTATGGGAATACATGCAACATCGAATGATGACTGCATTATTGTTTCTCCTGATAAGGATATGAAGCAGATACCTGGAATCCTATATGACCTCAAAGAAACGTTCACAATCGACAAACAAAGCGGTTGGGAATGGTTCCTTATTCAAACATTGGCCGGTGATAGCACAGATGGTTACTCAGGTGCACCAGGATTCGGTGTAAAAACAAGCGCAAAATTTTTTGCTGATTATGGGTATACCTGGGATTCTGTAGTGCAG